TATAGAGAATAACATGAATAATACTATTGTGATATATCCAGGTGGATTCCACGGTGAATTTTTTATTGGTAACATTGTTACTAATACAGATAAATTTCATTATGAGTACTTTAAATGTCGTTCTGAAGAATTTAATGCTTATAATTATGAGGCCTTTGCCTATTCTTTTGAGAGTGAAAATCAATCAGATGATATTGTAGAGTATAATAGTAGTAAGTATGGTAAGCCTATCATAACTAGGACACACGATCATTTTACTAAAAGAAGTATGCCTATAATTCATTTATATAGTAATGATCCTATGTATTTAAGACGTGGAATTTTACTGCGATGCATTAAGTTACTTGATAAAACGTATGCAATAGATCTTATTACAAAGAAAGTGATTGGGCCACCAACTCATTTTTATGAATTACCACTAGATCCTAAAATTAGCGGATGCCACTGGCGTCAACTGTGGATGGCAGATGTTCCAGATAATAAAATAATATTTGTAGATATTAAAGATTGGTTACATAATAAAAATTTGGAAAAAATAGAAGATTTCTTAGAAATAGAATATACGCAGACAATGAAAGATGCAGTTACACAGTACTACGAACGTGATAACGTACTTCTTGACAAGTATTTTCCTAACTGGCAAAATCAATCAAATGAGCAGTTAGTAGAACAAATGGCGAAAATTGACAAAGAATATGGCTTTTTCGGTTGACAAGTAAGATGTCTTGCTATATAATATACTTATAAATAAATGTTTGATAATGATTTAATAATTCCAGTGGAGTCCAAAATGACTAGAAAAACACCATTTCCATATAGTACAGTTAGTGATGTAATGTGTGCCGCTATTGCGGTACATAATAAGCAAGGTTTTGTTAGATCTGGGCAAGGATATACGGATAACAGTAATCCAGATATCGATCCTATAGAGACATTTGACAACAAAACTGTCATAATGGCACAATATTTAGATACAAGAGTTAAATTCACACAAGAACAATATGATGAGGCTAATGCTCTTATAGATAATATCAATGGTAAGTTGATGCTTAAGAAAATGACTAATAATCTTAACAATTTTGAGCAAAACGTTGCAAAAGTACTAAATGACCCAGATATTAATAAATTTGCTGTAAGTATTATTGCTAGTTTGCCTCATAGTGTAAGTATTGATAAAAAACGTGAAAAAGTAGAAGATAAGATGTCTGCTTTGAAACATAGTAGTCAATATTTTGGCGAAAAGAAGAAACGTTATGATATTAGTGTAGAAGTATTAGATGTTAAGTATATTCAGACTAGTGATATATACATGATTACTACAATTTATGCTAAAAAAGATATTATTAAGTTTTGGTGGAGAGATCAACCCGATATTAGTGATATTATTTCAGATAGAACCATTAAAATTCGTGGTACAGTTAATAAACACGAATTATCCAAGTATTCAAATGCTAAAGAAACTATGCTTAATAGAGTAAAAATCCTTGAAGTATAAGGGTTTTTAAAGGTTGACAACTTAGCAAAACTAGTATAATATTGTATTTAAATAGCAATATGCTATTTGACATAATAACTACAAAGGAGTTAAAATGCCAAAAGTAAAAGCAAAAGTGGGTACTAGATTTTTCAAAGAAGGTACTCAAAATCAAAAAATCTTAGCGAAATTCTGGGGAAATGGTAAATCATTTACTGCAGATGATCTAAGAGATAAACTAGATATCGCATCTCCAGGTGCAAGACTTTCTGAATTAAGAGAAGAAGGTTTTGACGTGAGAGCTGTAGCAGTTGAAGATGGATGTGTTGGTAGACATACTAACAAGTACACAATTGCTAAAAGACGAGTATTAGCATAATTTATTGCTGATGCATCAGATAATTGGGCCCATTTTTATATTGGGCCCAATTCTATGAATAATGAGAATAGTTTGTTATAAAGCATATAATGACTACATTACACACGATTTCCCCAGAGAAGAATTGCCAGAAATACTTAAAATCTGTGAAGAATTAGGTATTAAATGGTATTGTATTGTATATAATTGAAAATAATTATAAAAAGTTAACAATATCAATGACTTACACCAGCAAAAAAAGTGAAAAAAAGACGGTATATAGGTTGACAAGTAAGACGTCTTACTGTATACTATAGTTATAGTTAATAAAAGAAGGAGTCAATAAATGGCAAGAATGCAACCAAAAAGAGCTCGTAAAAATCGTAAAGGCGAGACTATTGTTGAAGTTTTACCAAATCAGGTAAAAGATAATCCAAACGAAACAGATGCACAGATTATGGAACGTATGCGAGAACGTTTCACTATATTAGATGAAATGACACAAGCCTCAATTGATGGTGTTGTGCGTGGTATGGTAGTTACAGGACCTCCAGGCGTTGGTAAAAGTTTTGGTGTTGAACAAGTATTAGAAAAGAATAGTTTGTTTGATGTTATGGCTGGTAACGGAACAAAATTCGAAACTGTTAAAGGTGCTTCTAGTGCAATTGGTTTGTACAAGGTACTTTTTAATAATTCAAATAGTAAAAGTGTATTAGTATTAGATGACTGTGATACAGTATTATATGATGAAACATCGCTTAACTTACTTAAAGCGGCACTTGATTCTTGTAAGAAAAGAAAATTATGTTGGAATACAGATAGTTCATTATTGCGTAGGGAAGGAATTCCAGATCAATTTGAATTTAATGGTTCTGTTATTTTTATTACTAACCTTAAGTTTGATAATGTACGTGGTAAGATTGCAGATCACTTAGCGGCAATTATGTCACGTTGTCATTATTTAGATCTTACAATGGATACAATGCGTGAAAAGATTTTAAGATGTAAGCAAATCGTTGCAGATGGTATGCTTAATGAATACCAATTTACTTCTAAAGAAGAAGCAGAAATTATGGGCTTCATGCTTGATAATAAAGAAAGAATGCGTGAAGTTAGTTTACGTATGGTAACTAAACTTGCAGACTTGAAAAAGAGTTTTGGTAATGATAAGTGGAAACGAACTGCTGAAGTTACTTGTATGCGAAGAGCATAACAAAAATAAATTTTAGAAAAAAGCCCGAAAGGGCTTTTTTTATGGCTAAATATTTGTGATAGCTATTGACTTTTCTTATACTATAGTGTATTATATAACTACTAAAGGATATAAACTTTTATGAAATGTAAAATTACTTTAAGAGATGAAGTAAATTGTAAAGTAGAAGGTTTAGATATCACCACCCGTAGAAAATGTGAGAAAGAATTAAAGTTCTTTCTTCCGTATGCATTTCATGTACCAGCATATAAATTAGGTAGATGGGATGGGTGTACGAGTTATTTTACAGTTGGCGGGATAACTTACACTAATCTACTTGATCGAGTATTACCCATTATAATGAATCAAGGTTATGAAATAGATGTCAATGACCTTAGAAATATATATGATTTTCAGTTCGCTCATGTAGATGAAACAACATTTCAACATAAAACATGGCCAAAGAAGCACCAATTAGCTGGTGAAAAGATTACATTACGTGATTATCAAATTGAATGTATAAATAAATTTTTAGATACACCTCATTGTTTGCAAGAAATTGCAACAGGAGCAGGTAAAACACTTATTACAGCCGCACTCTCTGAACGTGCAGAAAAGTATGGAAGGTCAATTGTTATCGTACCAAATAAAGACTTGGTTAGACAAACTTCTGACGATTATGCGAACTTAGGACTAGATGTCGGCGTTTATTTTGGCGACAAAAAAGAGATAGGAAAGACCCATACTATCTGCACGTGGCAGAGTTTAAACAGTATTAGAAAAAGATTTCGTGATGGATTAAGTGATCTTAGTTTACAAGACTTTACAGATGACGTAGTTTGTGTTATAGTAGACGAAGTACATCAGGCTAAAGCAGATGTACTCAAAGACTTATTAACAAAGGAATTTGCAAATGTACCAATTCGTTGGGGACTTACAGGAACAATTCCAAAAGCAGATCATGAAAAAGTTAGTTTACAGGCTTGTTTAGGCGAAGTGACTAATAAACTTAGTGCAAGTGAACTACAAGAAATAGATGTACTTAGTCAGTGTCATGTTAATGTTGTTCAGTTAAAAGAATTTGCTGAATACAATAATTATCAAAGTGAGTTATCATATCTTACTACTGATAAAGCACGTATGGAACATATAAGTGGATTGATTGATAAAATATCTCAATCAGGCAATACACTTGTATTAGTAGATAGAATTAAAGCAGGTGGATTAATTTGTGATAATTTACCACAGGCTAACTTTGTTAGTGGGTCAATGAAAACAACTGATCGTAGAGATCATTATGACGATATTAACGAAGGAACAAATCAAATTGTTGTAGCAACGTATGGTGTTGCATCAGTTGGTATTAATATTCCACGTATTTTTAATTTGGTACTTATAGAACCTGGCAAGAGTTTTGTTAGAGTTATTCAAAGTATCGGTCGTGGAATAAGAAAAGCAGAAGATAAAGACAATGTTCAAATATGGGACATTACTAGTTCGGCAAAATTTAGTAAAAGACACTTAACACAACGTAAGAAATTTTACAAAGAAGCGAACTATCCATTTACTATAGAAAAAGTAGATTGGCAATAAGGAAATAATATGAGAATATTAACAGTTGAAAATAAAACATATGAACTCGATGACATACCTGACACAATAGAAGATTTAAGATATAGTATATTGGATTATAGTAATCCTGGACATATTGATTATTACTTTATTCCATTAGTGTTTTTAGAAAGTTTTTATGCACCAGCGGCAGTAATACAAATAGGACAATATTCAATTACTATGCCATTGGATTGGAGTATTGTAATTTGTGATCCTGATGTAGGTGATCCAGAAGTAATAAGTTTAATGAGTTTAAATGATAGAGGTTTTAGTGTATTTGCTTTTAATCCACTAACAGGGTGGACACCTAAGTATTTAGATGTTAATATAACTAATATATACACAGATGTAAAATGGTATGCTCCTAAATTAAAGTTTGGACATTTGTTAAATGTTCCGTTACATGAAGGTGAAAACCCACCTTGTGTATTGTTTGTAAAAGAGGCTAATAAATTACCAGAGGTACTTGATATTAGTGAATTATGGTGATGAAAGATGAAAACTAAAATACATGTCAACCAACACGTTATTAAAAGAAATGCTAAAACGGGCGAAAGAGAACCTGTCCTTACTTGTAAAACGTATAAAGAAAACACTTACGGTCACGAAGTCATTATTAAAGGACCTTCTAAAGTTGTATATAGACCAGACAAGCCACTACCATGCGGAGCAAAGGTTTGGATCGAGACTGACGGGGAAGTCGTTATATTATGAGCAAACTAAACATAAAAGAAGAGATGAGAGCAATTGATACCAAAGACAGAGGCTGGTATGACAGTCTTACTGGTGAAGAAAAGAAAAAACTTGGTATTTGGTTACTTATGCGTTATACTAGTAGTGCAGGTGATAAACACTTTACTAAG